GGCCGGCAAACCTAGTCTCCGGGAGACACCATGCTCGATTTTGAACGCGACAGCCTGGAAGGGCTGGATGAAGGCCTGCACGGCTTTTATGAAGAGAAGGGCGGCAAGTACCAGCTCAAGGTCCAAGGCATCCCGCAGGGCGAGGACGTGTCAGGACTGAAAGCAAAGCTCGAGGAACTGCTCGGCGAATCCAAAGCAGCGAAGGCGAAAGCCCGTGAGGCCGAGGAAGCAGCCAAGAAGGCCGAGGAAGAGCGCGCCCGCAAGGCTGGCGACGTTGAGGCGCTGGAGAACAGCTGGAAAGAGAAGCTGACCAAGCGCGAACAGGAGCTGCTGGCCGAGCGCGAAGGACTGGCTGGGCAGATCAAGAATCTGACCGTTGGCCGTGCTGCCACCGACCTGGCCGCCGAACTCGCCGTACAGGGCAGCGCCAAGGCTCTCCTGCCGCACATCCAATCCCGTCTGAGCATGGATATCCGTGATGGCCAGCCGACTGTCGTCGTTCTCGACGCTAACGGAAAGCCAAGCGCGGCGACCCTGGAAGAACTGAAAGCAGAATTCGTCAACGATCCGGCTTTTGCGCCGCTGATCGTCGGCAGCAAGGCGTCTGGCAGCGGGGCTGGCGGAGCCAAACCGGGCAGCGGGGCTGCATCGGATAGCAACACCAAGGCCGAGGCCGCCAAGAAGAATGGCGACGTGGCCGGATTCATCTCCGCACACCTGACCAAAGGTAACTGATAAATGGCTAACGAAAACCTCTCCTCGTCGCTGTCGGCACTGCTGAACGACAAGGTCATCAACGAAGCGTTCGAGATCGCGCGCTCCAACCGCACCGGCATCCTGCAGACCGTCCAGTTCGGCCAAGCGCGCGTTCCGTTCGAGGGCTACAAGCTGTCCTGGCTGGATATGCGCGTCGACGCCACCAGTTCGGCCACCACTGCCGAGGCCCTGGCTGCCGCTACCACTGTCGCAGTGGCTGACGGCACCAAGTTCCGCGCTGGTATGACCGTTTCGCCGGTCGGCTCGGACGAAGTGCTGCTCGTGACTGCGGTTTCCGGCAACAACCTGACCGTGACTCGCGGTTTCGGTGGCACCACTGCCGCTACCATCGCCTCTGGTGCGGTCCTCGTGATCGACTCCGTAGGTCGTGAAGAGAACTCCGGCGCCGAGAACGACGGCATCTACCAGCCTGATCCGGTCGAGAACTTCTTCCAGACGATGGATACCGCCGTCGAGTTCTCCCGCCGCGCGCTGGCTACCATCCAGTTCGGCAACACTAACGACCTGAGCTTTCAGGTTTCCGAGCGCATCCGCCAGCTGACTATCCAGATGGACCGCGCCCTGGTTCGTGGCCGTCGCGCTACCGCTACCATCGGCAGCAAGGCCGTCAGCTATACCGGCGGCCTGCGCTTCTTCCTGGATCAAGCCGGCGCGGTCAACGTCGACAACTCGGCAGCCGTGCTGACCCTGGACGCGATCAACGCTATCAACGCCGAGATCGTGACTCGTGGCGGCACCGCCAACACCATCGCTGTCGGCATCAAGCAGGCGCGTCAGCTGTCCAAGCTGGTCTCGGCCAACTACGATAGCAACCGTCTGGCCGACTGGAGCGCGGACGAAGGTTCGATCCTGCAACTGCCGAGCGATTTGCCGCTGGTGGGCAACGTCAACCGCATCGTGGTTGACACCAACCTCGACGACAAAGAGCTGGTGATCTACGACGCCGGCATGATCTCCATCGTCCCGATGGCGAACGGCAACGCTTCCGAGTCGGGCAACTGGCGTACTCTGGACGCCACTCAGCCCGGCCAAGACGGCGAGCGTACCCGTATCATCGGTGACTTCGGCATGGAAGTGCGTCAGTCGAAGACCCACATGGCGCGTCTGCGCAACATCGGCTAAGGGGAAACGATATGGTAGTGGTCGGAAAACCCGGCCTCTACCACTTCGCTGGGGTGCTGGTAACGGTCCCGGCAAGTGGAGAGGTAGACGTACCAGACAAGGTGGCCGAGGAGATGAAATCTCGCGGCTTCAAGGGCAAGCCTGGCAAGCCCACCAAAGAACCACCCAAGGAATAACGCATGGCACTGATCATCGAATCGGGCGAGGGGCTTCCGAACGCCGAGAGCTATGCCACGGCCGCCGAGCTGGTCAGCTATGCCGCGAACTACGGCGTGACCGTTCCTGCCACTGTAGAGGCCCAGGAGGCGCTGCTGCGTCGTGCCGCACTACAGATGCAGGTCATGAGCTGGAAAGGCCGCAAGGCGAGCGCTGCGCAGGCTCTCGCATGGCCTCGTGCCGATGTCGAGCTTGACGGCGAGGTACTGCCGTCGACCTACATCCCGGCGCGCATCCAGTACGGCCAGATGGCCCTGGCGGTTGAGATTCACTCTGACGACATTGACCCGCCTGCTCAGCGTCAAGGCGCAGTGATCCGCGAGCGCGTGGAAGGCGCCGTCGATGTGCAGTACGCCGAGAACAAGTCTGGCTACCTGCTGCCGGCCGCGCCGGATCGGCCAAGCCGGACACAGTTCGCTGACTATCTGGTCAAGCGTGGCCTATTTGCCGTGAGGGCGTGACATGTCGCAGTTCTACGACCGCATGGCCTCGACCGCTCTGCGGTTGATAGAACGTTTCGGCCAGACCGTCACCCTGCGCGACACGGTGCCGGGCGAGTACGACCCGGTGACTGGCTCGCAGACGCCTGATGTCGAGGTCGACCAGCCGGCACAGGCCATCCTGCAGGACTACGCGCTACAGCAGTCCGGCATGACCTACGCCGAGGGCACAGTCATCAAGCAGGGCGACAAGAAGATCCTCGTCGCAGCCCAAGGCCTCACGCCGCCGACGCTCACCACGACCGTGATAGCCGACGGCGCCACGTGGACCATCGTCAACATCAAGGAAATCAACCCGGCCGGTACGCCGCTGGTGTATGAGATCCAAGGCAGGCGCTGATGGCATTCGCTGATGATGTGCGGAAGTTCGCCGTGAAGGCTGGCGAGTCGAGTGATGGCATCGTTCGGGCTGTAACCCTGTCGCTGTTCAACGGGATCATTCGCGATACGCCCGTGCGGGATGGGCGTCTCCGTGGAGATTGGCAAACGACTGTCGGCCAGCCAGCCTCTGGCGAGAATGGGCGAGTTGATAAAAGCGGCAAGGCAGCAATGGCTGAGGTCGTCGCTAAAACGCCTGCAGGTGCCGGCCAAGAGACCTACATCAGCAATTCCATGCCTTACGCCGAATTCATCGAGAACGGCGGATCGCAGAAGGCGCCCGAGGGCATGGTTCGCCGCAACATGGACCGCATTGAGCGCAACCTGAAGAAAGCCATCCGCGATAACAAGGTCTGATCATGTCCGAATCCAAGATTCACTCAGCGCTGGTGACGGCTTACGTCGCGTCAGGTGTCATGCCCAATGCGCGGACGGCTTTCGAGGGCAAGAGCTTCGCGCCGCCGACCGGGCAGAGCTGGGTGCGCCTCACTGGCCTGCCAACTGGTCGCGCGCCTACTGCCCAAGGCAAGAACGCCGCGCAGGAGTGGACCGGCATTCTGCAGATCGACGTATTCCACCCGAAGAACACCGGCCACGCCGGGCTACTGACTGACGTGGACGCGCTGCTGGCGTTCTTCGCCTCCGGCAAGCGCCTCGACTACCAAGGCCAGGGCGTACTGATTCGACGCGCTGAGCGCTCGCAGATTCGCCAGGAAGACGTCTGGCAGTCCGTCAGCGTCAGCATCTACTGCACCGCCTGGTCATTCCCGGCGTAACCACAACCCGAAACACCGCGGCCCGCCTTGAGCGGGCTTTTGCATTTCTGGAGATAGCAAATGCCCTATGCACAAGGCGTCAACCAAAATACATATCTCAAGATCGAGGGTGTCGGCGGCACTCTCGACCCTGCCGTCGCCTGGATCCCGCTGCGCCTCATTACTAACGGCCTGAGCCAGTCGGTCGAGGAGCTGGAATCGGACGAGATGCTGCCCGGCCGCCACATGGCCGAGTCCCGCAGCGGCGTTTCCAGCGTGGCCGGCGACCTTGAGGCGGAGCTGACCTACGGCACCTTCGATATGCTGCTGGAGGCGGCTTTCCACGGCACTTGGCAGGTGAAGACACGCACAGCTTCGACTCTCTCGGTCGCAGCCGCAGACGACAGCTTCAACGACTCCGCGTCGGGCTTCGTGACTGCCGGCTTCGCGGTTGGCGATGTCGTCAAGGTAAGCGGCTTCGCAACTGCTGCGAACAATGGTCAGTTCAAAGTGGCTTCGGTCGCAGCCGGCAAAATCACCGTTACCGACCTGGCCGGCGCCGCCGTCACGCTGGTGGATGAGCTGGCAGGCGCCTCCGTTACGATCGCAACCGGCGGCACGCTGAAGACTGGATCGACCCGTCGCCGCTTCGCCATCCTCAAGCACAACGAAGATATCGGCCGCTGGCTGATCTATCGCGGCTGTGAAGTCGGCACCGTCGCCATCGATTGCCCGCTGCAAGGCAAGATCGGCGTCACCTTCTCCATCATTGGCACGAAGGAAGAGGCCTACGTCTTCGACGGCGTGACCGAGAGCATCGCCGACCCGACTGATACCGTGATGATGACCACGTTCGAGG